CTCTTCTACCGAGAGATGTCGGGTTAGTAGATAGTCTTTTGCTACCTCTATTTGAGAAGCGTACTGTTGGGTTGCCCGAAGTAGAAATTGTCTGTGCGAATTCGATAGCCTCACTTAATGTACCGCCTCTCTTCTCTTTTATTAAATCATATATGTCTCCAGCAACACCGCAACCATGACATTTAAATTTGTTAAGTTCAAAGTTAATTGCAGATGATGCAGTCCTATCCTCATGGAAAGGACATCTCATCTTACGCCAGCCATGCCCATCTGACGGCAGGCTGGCGCCTAGATAAGCTAAGTAATCACTTACCTTGTGCTTCTCTTCCATCAGTAACCTTCCTTAGTAAATCTATCCATACTTGAACGGGCATAGTGGCGTACCAATCGGATGGATTCCCCTTGCCTTTCCGCTTGTGTACCACTACACCTGTCCAAGCTTTATCATTAGCCATCTCGACTAATAATTCTTCTACCCACCCCGCCAAGTCCATCTTGGCGTGGTTTTTAATCTCTATTGTGACCCCAGGTATACCAGATATATCGCCCTTATCTAGTGTTGCACCAGCTAAGCGACGGTCTACGTAAGGGAACCATTCTTTAAGATACTTTACTACATCACGTTCTGCTTGGCTACCCTTAGCCTTAGAGGCTGAACTCATACTGGCATTTCTACTTGTTGATAATCTTTATATGTGTCTTCTAAATACATAGAGCCTGGTTCAAAACTTAAGGTAACGTATGTGTTACCAGTTTGGTCAGCTTTACCATAACGATTCTTTACTGGTGCTACACATAAGTATGTATCTTTACCCTCATGCATTAACTGTTGACCAACCGTTAGTACCATTGCAGGTATTTGATTAACCATACCTTGTAGAGATGAACGTGGTTGACATGGTCTACCCTCGTATCCTTCTTTAGTATGGTGTAGTACTAGTACACATGCATTGGTATCCCTTGCTAAGTACTTAAGTTCTTTCATTGCTGCTCGCATACCAGAGAACTCTTCATGTCCATCCATTGAGATGTCCATTAGGTTATCAACAACTATGAGGGTAGGACTTCTACCCCACATAGTCTCAAATGCAGCAACCTCTTCATCTAAATCTTTAAGTGTAGGGCTAGGTTCAAATGACCAATACAAATGATTGTTGTTAGCGAGGATAGACTCAGCAGTATCTGGATTATGTTTTAATAGATTCTCCGCTTGCTGTTGAGTCATCTTGCCTGACATAGCAATCAATCGCATAGCCATGGTATGTGCATTAGTATCAGCTGAAAAATATAATGTCGGTTGTTTTAATCTTGCAGCTATATGTAATGCAATAGAACTCTTACCAGCACCAGGAGTGCCAGCAATTACCGTAACCTCTGCACGTCTAAGTATCATACCGGCACGTTCAAAGGCTTGAAAGGGAGCCGGTAAAGGCTCCCCTCCTACTTCTGATTTACGTACGCTACGTCGTAGTGTCTTCACTTATCCCACAATCTGTTTCTAGTTGTGTGCCACATTCTTCACATGTACTTGCTTCACATTCTATATCGGTATCATAATGTATATCACATTCGTCCCATATTATAGAAGCATTACAACATTCAGATAGTTGTGGTGCCTCAGGAAAAGGTATTACTTCCCCCATTGTTATTTGATTTTATCGGCTAAGAATGTATTCCACTCTGGCTCATGCTTGAGTATGTAGATAGTTTTACATTTATCTAGTGCACCTCTAGCAGATGGGCAGAAGTATCCTTTATAGATACCACCATCCTTGCTTGGACCTTGGAGTGCAGTCATCTTACCGTGAGGACATGTGCGCCCCCCACCTAACGATTGCGTTGGAGGGGCTTGGTTAAAAGGCGGTATCTCCTGTGCATTGAACGCTTGCTTAGCGTATGCAATAGCACCTGGAGCTTGAGATGGCTTAGCTATAACTTCTAGTTCTGTTATAGCAGATTGAATACTTGCTAATGATGTAGCAACTAATTGGTCTAGTTCCTCACCTGTGTTAGCACGTACTGTTAACTGCGTACCTGATGCAGTTCTTATATTGATACTGATTGGTGCTTCCGTACTACTCATGCTTCTCCTTTGGTGTATACCACTGACATTGTGCAGTATATCCACACATTATGCAATGGTCGAAGTTAGGTAAAAATATACCAGACTTCCTTGCCTTGTCAAACATATCTACCAACGTCTCGACCTTGCTGTCATCCAGACCAGCAAGGTCGTGCGGTGGAGATAATTCTCCCTTACGTGCCATCCAGTAATAACCTTTGGTTATGTTTAAACCAAACTGTTTACGGATTCCATATGCATAGAAGGCTAACTGTAATGAACTATGCGGTGTAGTTTTACCTGTTTTTAAATCTACAATTACATATTCTTTATTGAAACTATCATAGAACACACGGTCGATTGCCATTTTAACTGTCACACCATTGACGACCGGTGCCATTTCTAATTCGATTGCCAATGTCCCGTCGTCCAGCTTAGCGATAGACATGTGGGTATTTTCCTCACGCCATTGAACCCAGTTCTCTAGGAATTTATATCCATTCGCATACCACCAATCTCCATCCTCTGGATTGCGTGACTTCATTGCAGCCATGCGCCAATTGGATGTGTCGCTTAAATTATATTCTTCTCTTTCATTAGCAGTAGCCTGCCACCATGTATTCCAATGTTCTAAGATACTCATTCACAACCTACACAATAATTTGCTACGCGAATGTTTGGTATATAAATTACGAACTGTGTACCACAATGAAAACAATTAATAGACGTCCAATCATCCTTAATAAAATAAAATGGATTACGAATTCTTAACTTCAAGGGTTTAACCTATCCCATTCCTCAGTCGCCTTATGTACGGCTGAACCTCCATAGAACCACCATGCTGGTAGCTCTGCAATTTTTTGCACTCTGCTTAAATAATATTTCCATCCGCATGACAACCACTCAGTAAGTGATGAATATGAAACATGGATAGGTAAATCGTGGTCATCAATCTTAATCATTGTACTCCTTAGTAAAGGCTGAACTAGGAGAAAGTAGAGAAAGCCTAGCCCAGCCTATACATTATACACCATGGAAAGGACACTAGAAAATGAACTAAACTAGTGCCTTATTAGTGTACCACTAAAACGGGATAGCATCCTGTCTTAGTTTATTTGTGTGTCCTACCCGCCCATTCGGGTACCCACACTGACATAGTTCAGCAACGTTCTCGCAATCAAAGCAGGAGCCACACCATACACATGTGCCCATACTTTCCCATAGGTCAGACTCTGATACCCATTCACTGCAGTGGGAACATTGTTGTACCTCTAAATCATTAGGTACTTTTTCTTGCTTGACTGTGTCTTTAGCTAACTTGTTGTATCCAGCCCATGCATACTCATCATCATCATAGTCATTGTACCAACCACCGTACCGACCAGTAGTAGACTTAGCATAACTTGTATAGCCTAGGTTGCATGTATCGTTAGACCACCATACACCTGACTCATCTTCTTTACCTGAGTCAGCATTAAGTAAATACATAGGGTGCTTAGCAGCAGGGTCAACGGTGATAACACATACCTTTGAGCCAGATGTATATTCTTCTAGCATATCCCAAATGAAGTCATCATCTAATGCGGTGACTCCACCTAGTCTAGGCAATAACTCCTCAGCAAATACTTTGGTATCACTGCGGTCGTCTTTGTCTGGTATGCCAATGGATAAGATACCGTTGTGTCCGAGATAGGTACGGTCATCATGACCTACTGCAAACGGATGGCAATTCTCTAGCGTACGAGAACCATGAGTAGCAAACCTAGCATGCCACATAGCATAGCCATCTTGATAGATAGCACGCTGTGCTAAAAACCTATTGATAGATTCATCTGCGTCCATGCTTTTCTCTATTATGATTCTGTTCTCACTAGGTACGGCAATAGCAAAGCCAAAGCCGTGTGGATTATTCAATGCAGAGTTCTCCAACTTATCTCTAGATGGAGTAACTCCTGGTGGTGATACGCATAACATACACATAATTAATCTTCCCTACTTTCATTAGGTGAATCAGTATTGAACGAACGATTGATTGTCTCAAAGAGACTAGGATACTTATCAGTATTGGAACTGATATAGCTTACATACTTTACCCAAGAGAATGGTTTATCTTTTGGAATTATCTTAAGCTCACGAGTGTACTCAACTACTGAGTGTACAAACTCTAAGCCAGATAATATTCTAGGTATATGTAATGAGCCCTTGAATACACGAACTTCTAATGTATTGTCTGGCTCTACGTTGACGGCAGCATACCTACCGTTAGATTGATTTTTGTATTTAACTTTTGGGATAATCTTACCTGCGTCAGAGAAGCTAGCAAAGTTAGAACTACGACCAGCAATCCTCTGTACTTGGCGTTCATTATCATAGATTAATTTGATGAACCTAATCTGGTGGTCATCATCATCAAATGCAGTACGACTTACATGTACGTGCAAACCACAAGTACTAGTGTTCCAAGACCTGAACCTTAACTTCTTAAGCTCAGTTAACATAGCCCAAGGAAAACTCTTTTGATATTCCTCAAGCGTGTGTGGGTGAGTAACAATCTCAAAGCCATTGACTAAAGAGCCATCACCTTTAA